CGGCTCCAGTGATGAGCAGCACTTATCACTTGGACGTGCTATGGGATGGAGAACCAGAACCTTCTTGGGATGCTCAAATGGTATGGTGTCCGCCTATGGGAATACATACTTTCGGAAGCAGTTCGGCTATTCGTGAGTGGACTGAAAAGTGTAAGGAGTTACACCCTGAATACTTCCCAGAGCCTGAAGAAGATCTAGTATAATGCAAGAAGATAAGATCCCGAGCAGAACAAGTCCAAAGGACAGCCGGAGAGGCTGTCTCTGCAAGGACAAGAATACCTACAGCAGAAAGTGCTGTGACGGTTCACTGTGGGCCCAGGGAGTAGGATCCGTATACCTAACAGAAGAATGAGATTAAGCGAGAACCTGACAATCAAGGAAGTCACCAAGAGTGCTACAGCGATCAAGCACGGCATCAGCAATGAGCCGAGCATCGAGCACCTGGAAAACCTCAAGGCGATAGCAGAAAACATCTTTCAACCGGCAAGGGCGCACTTCGGTGTGCCCATTGCTGTTACTAGCGGATACAGAAGCCAGGAACTCAATAAGATCATCGGAGGAAGCAGCAGATCACAACACAGCAAAGGAGAGGCCCTGGACCTCGACGCTGATGTCTATGGAGGGATAACGAACAAGCAGCTATTCGACTACCTAATAGACCACACAGACTTCGATCAGCTCATATGGGAATTCGGAGACGATCAGAATCCTGATTGGGTACACGTGAGCTACAAGAAGGAAGGCAACAGAGGAGAGGTACTACGAGCAAAACGAATAAAAGGAAAGGTGCACTATGAAATTTATTGAGATATTCAAGAATGACAATGAATGGAATGAGAAGACAATCATAGGCTTCCTATCCTTCGCAGTGATGGTCCTGGTAATGATTGCTGACGTTGCAACCGGCGCAGCAGGAAAGGACCTACCGATAAACGAATTCACATACAACAGCTTTGTGTTTGTAACACTAGGCAGCTTCGGAATAGCCGGACTAGAGAAATTTGCAAAATGACAGATTCAGACATCAAGGTGATGCTGCTAAACGCAGTGACCTTCACAATATCCCTAGCGAAAACAGAAACGATCTTAACAATCGTGATGCTGCTAATCTCCATAGGCTACACAGCAGAACGTTGGTACCACCTGCGTAAGAAGAAATGAAAGAACTATCAGAAGATACAAACCTCCAGGTGAGCGTCAAGACACTTATCGGCATAGCGATTGCGATCGCTACAGCCGTTGGTATGTACTACAGCCTAATGAAGGAGATAGAAATAGCAAAGGAATTACCGGAGCCAAACATCACCAGGACCGAATACGATCTAAAGGATCAAATGATCCGCGACGCAGTGATGAATACACAAAAGCAAGTAGAGGAGATCGGAAAGGACGTCAAGGTAATAGACGAAAGACTGTTTGAGATTCAACAAAAGCAGAAATGAGAACGTTACTAATCGCAGCAGCATTGATGCTATCAAATGCAGCTACGGCCCAGGTGGCCGTGGTGCATATAAATGCAGAGTTTAACAAGAGCAACAATTGGTATGGCCTGAAGGACCTGGACGGAGCCAGGCTCTTTGAGGGGTATATAGAGCAGAACCCTGCGATCAAGGAAAAATACAAGATCACTAGAGTGCCGACTCTGATATTATACAGGGACGGAGAAGAGATAAACAGGTGGGAAGCAGGCCTGGATATGAAGCTGCACATCACAACAAAAGAAATACAACAAGAAATCGACAAGCTATGAACGGAACAGACTTCGAGCAATTCATCAAAGACCTAGAAGAGAAAGAACAACCAACCTGTAACCTAGAAAACCCTGAAGAATGCGAAGCCTGTGGATCATAAGCGCTGCCCTACTGCTGCAAAGCTGTGGTGCCCAGTGGCACCTAAAGCGTGCGATTGCAAAGGATCCAACAATTGCACAGGAGAGAAGCATAACAATAGACACAGTAATCGTAACGGAAAATAAGCTCGTAAGAGACACGATCGTTCTCGAGAGGATAGATACCACCACAATCGAGAGAAACGGCGTTAGAATCGAGATAAGACGCATTCACGATACGATACAAATAGATGCTCAATGCCTGCCGGATACAATCCGGCTGGTAAAAGAAATTTCTGTCCCAAAGATTGTCTACAAAGAAAAAAAACCTACCTTTGGTATAGTTAAGTTAATTATTATATTAGTTATACTACTAATATTAGTTAATATAGCTAGGGCTTTCAAGCCCTAGCCTTAATAAGGGACAATGAATATCGTAGACACACTACTCGCAATAGACACTTCAATCCACGCTAATTGGAATGACAGCACAGCTGACCAGGAGCGCCGCGAAGCGCTCCGGTCAATTAGCAGATGCATCTACACACAGATCGGAAAATACGATCCTGACAAATCAGAACGTCTACTAGATGCAATGGACCAATGAAATCGAAATCACTCTTGGCAAAGTTCCATCTCTCAATGCGTTCTATTCTAGCAAGCATTGGACATTCAGGAAAAGAGAAAAGGACAAGTGGAAGGAGGAAATTGAAAGAGAACTATCTCGCTATGACGTTAATCCTTACACAACTGCGAAAGTCCGTATCCGCTGCAATTATCGCTACGACATTGATAATAGCATTATGGTCGCAAAGTTTGTTTGTGATAGTCTGGTGGATCTCGGATTCCTTCCTGACGACAGTCCTAAACACCTTCGAGAAATTAAACTCATCGCTGATAAGAGCATTACAAAAGACACTGCAATAGCAACAATATCCCTACGTTAGTCCCTTTGTTTAGTAGGTTAAGTTAGGCCCGGTTTTATTTCCGGGCCTTTCTTGTGTGTTCAAAATTAAAGTGTTAGGTTAGCACTAAACATAAACAAAGGACTAATGGAAGAACAACTAATCAAGATCTACGAAGCAGAGATCGCAGCGCTCCGAAAGGAGCTTCAACTTACTCGAGACTACATCTACCGAGAGTTTAGCCTTACCAAAGGCCTCGAGAAAAAAACAACCCAGGACTTGATAGACCTCTACATCAAGAACCGAAAAGCGGAAGAGCTATGACACCCGAACAGATCGAACACCTAGTACAGGTAAGTGATCCTGACGGAGTGTACATAATGCTAATGGACCAAGGCTTCATCGAAGAAGCACAATACGTAGAACACAAATACTTTATCAACTAAACTATGAAAACAGCGACTATCAAAGACGTAATGTTCCAAAAGGACTGGAACGGAATGAACATCTACAAGCTCACAATGGACAACGGACAGACCGGTGACATCTTCACAAAGGGATGGGAACCGAAGGTCGGAGACGAACTGACCTACACTTACGATGTAGAGAAGAGCAGAATGAAAAGAGTCAATCCTAACTACCAAGGAGGATCCTCACCACAGGGAGGATACAAGAGCAGCTACACTCCAAGCGCCGGAGGCAGCAAAGACAAACTGATCGTACGCCAGGTGGCCCTGAAGGCCGCCGTAGAATTCGCAGCAATCCACAGCCTCAAAGCAGAACATACACTGACCGTAGCAGATATGTTCAACAAGTGGATTAACCAAGAGGAGAAACAAGCAGCACCAGCCGCGCCTGCACCAGCTCAATACAGAGAGCAAGCAGTAACTCCTGTAGCACCACAAACAGAAGAAGACGATGATCTACCCTTCTAGTGAGATGCTCCTAGACAAGGAGGAGACAAGCTACTGTGCCGTCTGCGGCACGGTAGTCTCTTCCAGCGAGCTAACCTGCATTGAATGCGAAGACTATGTATGAAGAAGAACTAGAGCGATTGCTATCTGAACAACTATGGAGAAAAGATCAAGCATACAAGGATCTTGCCCAAAGTTATATGATATTGCAGATGCAATTCATTGAGCTGCAAGAGCAGCACAATATGCTACTAGACAGAATGAACTACGACAATGGGACTGACGAAGAATACGATTAATTATAGCAAACTACACGAGGACCTTCTCTCGGTAAAAGAAGGAAGAATCAAAGAAGGATACACCTTCGGCCACGAAGCGATAGATCAATACTTCCGCTTCAAACCTAGAAACTTCAACATCATACTTGGCCACGCCAACGTAGGGAAGACTAGCCTCACAATATACCTGATGCTTCTGCAAAGCCTGAAGAACAACATCAAGTGGCTGATCTACTCGAGCGAAAACGAGCCCTACAGTATAATGAAGAAGATCCTAGAATACTACAACGGCGAGATCCTGGAGCGAATGACAATGGCGCAGTTCGAAACGAGCCTTGCATTCCTACAGCAGTTCTTTATGATAATGGACATCAGCGAGCTGCAGACCTACAAGACGCTTCTCCAAAGCGCCCAGGAGGTATATGACGAATGGCCATACCAAGGATTCCTGATAGATCCATACAACAGCCTAACAAAAGACAAGAAGGCACTCACCGGACTCACATCTCACGACTACGACTATATGGCGGCAAGCGAGATGCGAATGTTCTGTTCACAAAACAACGTGAGCATATGGCTCAACACACACGCAGTGACGGAGGCCCTCCGCCGGACCAACAAGAAAGGACAGAACTACGAAGGCTTCCCCAGCCCACCAATGGCTGCAGACAGTGAAGGTGGAGGTAAGTGGGTGAATCGTGCTTCAGATTTTATGGTGATACATAGGTACAGCCAGCACCCGGAGGATTGGATGTACAGCCACCTACACGTAAGGAAGGTAAAAGAGATGGAAACCGGAGGAAGGCCAACACCAATGGAGGAACCGATCGTGCTCCGCAGCAAGCCGGGCAACACCGGCTTCGAGATAGCAGGAGTCGACCTCGTCAAGAAACTACGCAATCCAGGAAAACAAATGGAGATATGACAAAGGAACAGATACTAGCACGCATTGAATCAAGATTGGAGATGGTCAATGAATACCAATGGTACACACCACTAGCCTTCCTAGAAGATATGAGAAGCCTGGTACACCACAACAAGGATGAAGAAGCATACTAAAATATATATGCAGCACTTCGGATACGTGCTAGACGACTTCATACCCTGCGAGGTATGCGGAACAAGAGCCGTAGACATCCACCACATTCACAGAAGAGGGATTGGCGGCAATCCAAATGCCGACAAGATCGAAAACCTGATGGCCGTATGCCGAAAGTGTCACATCGAATACGGAGATAAGAAAGAACACCTAGAATGGTTACAGACAATACACAACGCAAAGCTATGACTCGACTGCAGATCACAATCGATCAGCAGATGTTTATCCAGGCGCTATGGAGAGAACTGCAAGCAGCAAACAATATCCAAGACAACAGACAAAGAGAGAACATACGTTGGAAACACTCCTTTATGTGTGCCGTCTCCGAACAGACGGTACTATCCCTAAAGACGATAGGATCTATACTGAAGAAGGACCACGCCACGGTCCTTCACGCTAGATCACAACACGAAAGCAATATGACCTTCGATGAGCGCTACAAGAACATATACAATATGATCTCCAAAGAGCTCGAAGACACACTAGCAGAATACCAGGACCAAGTCTACGAAGTGATCCGAAACAAGAAGATCCCGGTCAACGGAGAAAAGACAGCAGAGTCAATGGTAGCGATGTATGAGCAGCGAATCAGATCAATCAAAAATCGATACGAAAAAGAAATCTTGGATTTAGAACGTAGAAATACTATATTAACTAGAGAATACAAAAGGGCACAGGAACGTGCCCAGGGACTAAACGAAGAATGCAAACGATTAAAAAACCTACTATGAATCAGATGGACCAATTCCTCCGGATCGCAAACGCACGCCTACGTAAGATCTATCCAAACAAAGCCCAGCGCCGAGCCTGGGCAGCGAAGATGTATGTAAGATGGGTGAGCCGCAAACAGAGCTAATGCGTACCAAAGTGGTACACAAAGTAAGGGTATAACCTTACGATGTTGTCACATAAGTAAGGTAATAGTGTGACAAAGTGTAAGATAAAAACACCACAAAGTGTAAAATAACCCCCTAATGATGGGATTTAACACCAAAGAGAGATGAAAACACCAATGCAAGAGTTGATTGAGCAACTAAAACAAGAAAGAGATGTTAACTATGCACGATTTAGCATACATTACAACAAGGCTATTGCGTTAGCAGAATCAATGCTTGAGAAAGAGAAAGAACAAATGGCTTACAATTCAGTAAGGGCTATTGTTGAGTTTCAAAATAATAAGAATGTGGAACTTATTGAACATCCTACTGAATTAGGCTCATATCATTTAAGAGGAGAAAAAGAAGAATTAGATAAAGTATTATACGGAGAAACCTTTAACACCAAAAAGAAATGAAGTGGCTAAAACGATTCTTCACCAAATCAGAGATTAGAGAGGTATCTTTCTATACTGGAACTGATGGAATGAAGAAGCATAGTGAGTTTATAGATTGGGTAAATGAAAACGATGTTGAAATAA